CAGTTGGTAACACCGAAGGCAAGGAGTCCGGCTCAACGTACTGGCTCTCGCCGACAAACTCGCCATTCACGTAGTAGCGATAGACGCCAGCGTCAGCATCCCAGGTCAGCGTGTGCATAGTCCATTGGCCTGCAACGATAGTACCAGCAGGCGCAGCGGGGCCACTACCAATAGGCCCGAAATCCCAGTACGATGTCCCACTTGCGCCGAAGAACAGAAGAAATCTACCCGTAGAGACGTACATCAAGAAAAAGTTGTTAAAATCAGCAACGACGTGCGGGTTAATCCACACAGAGAGAGTGCCGCGCTTTTTGTCAAGAAGCTGGGGATACCACAAGCCCCCCGCCGCTCTCGTCCCGTCCACGAAGGAGGTAGCGAAGGGTTTTGGTTCAAGCTGAATCGCCGCGATCGCGATTTTCCTGTCTGGAGCAATTTTGAAGTGATGCCCCACAGACTGCGTATATTCCCCAGCCACATAGGTGCGGGTTAGTCTAACCCAACCATCACCGGGATTCACGGTTCCAATTGTATAGTAACCGGTCCCCATATACAACTGAACCGTGCATGGCTGGCTAGACAGGTTTTTTACCAGCAACGACACAGTGTAATTGCTAACGGCGTCCGGGAGCGCAACATACTGGATCAGGGCAAGTTCCTCTGTCGCCCCTGCATTATCCATGATCATGGCGGAATTCCCTACTGGGGTCTCCATCGCCTCGACGTAGATTTTGCCGCCGCCGTCCCAGTTGTTCGAAATCCAGCCATCCGTCCCGTTTTGGAAAAATGGGTTGCCGTATAGGTTCGTCGTCCCCTCTTCCACCGCCACTGCTCCACCAAAGCGGCCGTCAGGACGCAACGTCGCCACTGCGCCGGACTCAGGTGCGGTGCCGTCGGTGCTCACCAACGAGCCGTCGAAGTGCCAGAGACGCGCGCCTTCGGGCTTGGTCAGTGAGATACCAGGAGCGGAGCCGCCGACGGTGATTGCGCCTGCTTCTATCTTCAACGCACCTAGATGGTCAACCGTTGCCACCTCAGCTGCAAGCAACAGGTGTTTGGCGACTTCGGCCTGCACTTCTGTCGCCCTAATCAGGCCGGTAGCAATCAGATCGCCGAGAACGTAGACTTTGCCTGTCTCGGTGTCCACGGCGAACACAGACTTCATTTCGCCATTTACGCTGGCCAGAACTCGGAATCTGTCGGCGAGTATTGCGACCTCTGACTGGCCATCTTCGTCCACAGCCATGCCAATGCCAGCGATGACCAGCTTGCCGTCCTGACGCACCTGCACCTTCAGGGTGATCTCGTCTCCGAGTAGCTGGATTTGAGATGCGTGCTCTGTGACTTGTCCTTCGACATTGTCCACCCGGGTCACAATACCCGTGATAGACTCGGTGTTCAGAGCAATCTGTGCCCCTTGGTGGGATACAAGTCCCTCAAGCTCATCAAATACAGTCTGAGACACCTTCGTGGAAATCTCATCTGCTAGTACAGACAGCTTGCCCTCGGCCGTCTCAACGCGCCCCTCAAGAGTATCAAACACTTCTTGAGTCACTCTGGCCGTTATTTCTGCAGCCAACACACTCAGTTGTCCTTCTGCTTCTTCGACTCGTCCGGTCAGAGTATCTACGACAGACTGATCTGCTTTGGCGTTGATCTGACCGGGGAGCACTTCCAGGATACCCTCGGCAGTTTCAACCCTTCCCACCAGGGTATCAAAGACCGTTTGTGACACTTTTGCGGACACTTCGTCTGCCAGAACAGTCAGCTGGCCTTCCGCTGTTTCCACTCGCTCCTCCAGCAAATCAAAGACCTCGCTGGTTACACGTGCCGCAATCATATCCGCATGGACAGCCAGAGTGCCTTCATTAGTGGTCACTCGCTGTTCCAAGACATCAAATACTGACTGTGATACTTTAGCTGCAACCTCATCGGCAAGGACAGTTAGCTCTCCCTCGGCGGTGGTTACTCTGCCCTCCAGCGTGTCCACGCTTGATTGGCTCGCCTTGGTGGCAATAGCTTGAGCGTTTTGTATGATGTTAGTCTCAGCGGTTTCGACGCGCCCAGCAAGGGTGTCCACGCTTGATTGCGAAGCTTTAGATGCTATCTCCTGGGCATGCTGCGTTATCGTAGTCTCCGCAGCGGATACCCTGCCCTCCAGCGTATCCACGCTCGATTGTGAGGCTTTAGATGCTATCTCCTGAGCTTGCTGCGTTATCGTAGTCTCCGCAGTGGATACCCTACCCTCCAGCGTGTCCACGCTCGATTGGCTCGCCTTGGTGGCAATAGCTTGAGCGTTCTGTGTGATGTTGGTCTCAGCGGTTTCGACGCGCCCGGCAAGGGTGTCGTAGTCGGTCTGCGATACCTTGGTCGCAATTTCTCCCTCAAGCTCAGTTATCTTCGTTTCGGTGTCTGTGACACGTCCGTCAACGCTGTCCAACTCCGATTCGGCCTGTGAGAGCCGTTGCAGTGCCTCTGACATCTGTTCGTCAACGCTGTCCAATTCCGATTCGGCCTGTGAGAGCCGTTGCTGTGCCTCTAACATCTGTTCGTCAATGCTATCCAACTTCGATTCGGCCTGTGAGAGTCGTTGCCGTGCCTCTGACATCTCCGATTCGGCCTGTGAGAGCCGTTGCTGTGCTTCTGACATCTGTCTGTCGAGATAGTCCACCCCGTCAACTGCGCTCTCGATCTCCTCCATGAGCGATTCTGTCAGGTGGCTCGGCGAGACAATGTGTTCGGGTATGTCAATGATGTGCCACGCGTCTATTCCGCTGACAGTGACGTACTTAGCCGCAGACTCCTCTCCGGCCCCTATGATGTCATATGCGACCGCAGACACCTTCCAGCTAGTCCTTGGCTCAGCGGCAAAGAAGTACGTTTTCTCTTCACAAACTCTCTGAACCGTCTCGCCCAGGGGCTTCTGCTGCTCGTCAACCTCTGTTATCGACAGGACAACCTTAACAACATCGCTCTCCGTGTCAGATAGCAGGACGGTGAAGCCGGAAGGGCTCGACACAAGGGTGAATACAGGAGCAGACGGAGCTTCATTCTCGAGAGTTATGGCGGAGGCTTGCTCTGAATACATGCCAGCAGCATTGATGGACTTGATGTAGAACGTCTCGCTGCGAGTGCGCGCTGGCAAAGTAATCATGGTGCTGGTGCCTTGCCACACATACCCCTCTTCGCCCCAATCGGCATCTTCGCTCCTGATCTCGTACATGACAGCTCTCTTGGCACGATTCCATGCCAATATGATCTCTGTGCCGTACGAGCAATTGGCAGCCCATACAGGCGCATCAGGAGCATCATGCATCGATAGGACTTCTTCGATGTTGCCTATCTGCTTTGTGAACTTCGCCACAACAGCCTTTTCGATAGGATCAAGGCTGCCAAGCGAGGTCTTTCTTGTCGATTGCGCTTCCTGACGCTTCATGCCTCAACACCTCGAAATTCAGCTTAATCTCTCTACGGAGTCGGGTTTGGTGGGATATACCACCCAAGCATCTCCATTCGTCGGAGATAACGCTTAGCCAATCTATTGGCGTCGTAGAACGGCACCCCCATGTTGTACCACGCCTGTATCTGCTCGGGTGTGGCGGCTTGGTTCCACACCAGTAATTCGTCAAACCAGGTGCCGGGAATTGTGCCGTCTATTCCGCCCAATGATCCCAAGTGCAGCGTAGTTAGGTCAGCAGGAACAATATCTGTCACCTGCTCTACTGACCCAAACCCCAAACGAGACCCCACAGCAAGCCTGTACGTCCACTGATTAGTTCCTGTATGCTGCCATGCCAGGCCCGCAAAGAACCAGTCACCATCACTCAGGCCAGCGATTAGGTTGTCGGGCACACCGAGCAGTACAGAAGCTCCCGAAGCATTTAGTATATCCCAATACAGGCGGTTCAAAAAGAACACACTTCTGCCGCCAGCCCAGTCTGTTCCCGAATAGCCGCCGCTAATGAAATAAGGCCATGGGACATACTCGTAAGCAGTCTTGTTGTATCGTGCCCAGAACGCCACGGTGCCCGCTTCGATTCCAGGCAGAACATCATAGGAGAGTGTTCCCCCCGCCCTCGTCCCGTCCACGAAGGAGGTGGCGAAGGGTTTTTGCTCAAGCTGGAGCGAATCCCACCAAATAGGAACGCCGGTGACTAATTGGCCGCTAGCGTTTTTCGGGGCTTGCACAATACAGCGAAGGGGCAGCGTAATGTCTGACGGAAGGGTCCACGTCACAGAAAGACGATTCCACTTTCCTGAAACTAGGTCGATCAGCCCAGAACTAACCTGTCGAAAAGGAGTCAATGCCTCTTGCAGTGTAATTTCGCCCTTATACCCCGAACTTTCTACGTAGGCATAGGCCGAGAACGTATAGGTCTGCCCCGGCGTGACATTTAGCCAATATTCCGCCTGGGACCAGGAACCGCTGCCGTTCCATTCCACCCTCAAAGAGCCAGAACCCGTGCGCATCCTCGTTGTATCAATAGACCAAATGACATTCGCTGTTGCATCGGGGTTCGCCTCAGCCTCCGCCTTGGAAGCCGGAAGAAGATTCGTCGTCCCCTCCTCCACCGCCACAGCCCCGCCGAAGCGGCCCTCGCCGGGACGCAACGTAGCCACTGCTCCAGGCTCAGGTGCTGTGCCGTCGGTGCTCACTAACGAGCCGTCGAAGTGCCAGAGACGCGCGCCTTCGGGTTTCAACAATCCCCATGAAACAGGATTTTCAGGGTCTGTGATTGCTTCTTTGTATCGTCGTGCTCTTACGAGTGCGAGTGGATGAAACACCTACATCACCACCCAACGCGTACCATCCCAAACCTCTATAGCCTCGGCATGAGGATCAGTGTCAACACTCCAGTATGTCGTTCCAACAACACTAGGGGATTCCGGCTTATTCTCAGCCAGCCCCCGCAGGTCAATCGAACTGACGTTCAGGACTGCTCGGCCAGTGGCATCTACCTGCAAAGGCACCCACTCACCTTCTGCGGTCTTGCCGTATACCGCTGACTTAGCCGCACCTCCTTGGACCACAGCCAAGCGGGTCCCGTCCTTATCGACTATCTCTCTCTGTACAGCCATATCTGGTCACTCCTTAAACGCGCATGGGCACTAGGTTGCCCTAGTAGCCCCATGCGATGAATCTAACGTCATCTATATCCAATGCCGTGCCAGCGGCGGCTTCTACCTCACCTATCTTCCCTTCTTGCCGGACTTCTTCGGCTGCTCCGGAATATCGGCCTCAGCCTCTGCTAGCGCCCTGAGCTTCTCTAGCTCTGCTTCGAGTTCGAGTATCTTGGCGTCTTTCTGTGCAATCTCTTCCGTAAGCTGCGCAGCTCTGACGTCAGCCTGAGCCGCAGGCGAAGTCGCCCTGTCGAAGTCCACTTCCAGCGTCCCGAACTGCTTCAGACCCTCAATGATCTTCTGCTCCGCAGGGTCGTCAGTCTGGTATCGCCTGCGCTCGAACCGGATCACCTTATCGCCTGAGATGATCTGGTAATTCGTGTACTTGGACACGTATTTCTTGAGTTCAGCCATGTTCACTCACCTTTCCGATACAAGAGGGAGCCTTTTGCAGGCTCCCTCCACCGTATTCGCCAGTGTATTCAGTCGAGTAGTCGAGACTAGCCGGTCACGCCATAGATAATCCCGTGGGTCTTCTCCAGCCGGACCTCCACGCCGAACTCGGTCTTATACTCGTCCTTCCAGCCATCTCTGTCGTTCTCTTGAATGTTCGTCCTGAGCTTGGTGTCGCGCCCCTTTAGCGGCCTGAGCTTCAGAGCCTTCAGGTTCACGATGAAGCCCCAGTTGGCGAAGTATCCGTCGAGTGCATGACTGTGGACCAGGTACAGACGGCCCCAAGGCGTAATCAGGTACTGTAGGTCCATTCCGTAGCTCTTGTCTCCGCTGTTGGTTTGGATACGGTCACTGGCCCAGTTGTTGATGACACCCATCAGGAACATACTACCGATCAGGAACCGGTCGCCGCCCTGGTACTTCCACACGTTCGGCAGGATGTTGTTGATGAGCGTGTTCTCGGTGAGTTTGCCGTTCACGTTCGTGACGTTAGAATTGATGAAGTACCTCAGACCACCGGTAAGGTGGCGCTTGTTCACAGGGTCAGCCTTTCTCTGGCCGAACAGCACGATGCGCTCCATGTCCAGGGTATGGGCTATGGCCTTGTCCTGGCGCAGCCGCTTGCGCTCGCTCTCGTTGGTCTCCTTGTCCTCAGCCGCGTCGGTCTCCGATTCGTCAAACGGCGTCCGGAGAATCTGCGTATAGTTGTAGAACTCATCAGGCTGGAGGATCTTGCTATGCGGGGCCAGAGAGTTTTCCTCCATCGCGTTGCCAAGCCGGATCACGAAGTCGTCGTTCTGGAGCGCTCCAGCGCCGGATGAATTACCGCCGTAGTTGCGGATCACCGTCACGGTGTTGGTGTTTGTGTTCACATCGGTGACGAACATGACTTCGTCAACGCGGCCGCAGTACAGCAAGTCCTTCGGTGCGAAGATGCTCGCGTCGTCCACTACCAACTCGGTGGCACCTGCGATATACCCGCCATCGTTGTTGATCTGGGTCTGCCAGACGTCGTTCATGCTGTCGAACCAGGTGAACCGCTTTGACTTCGTGACCTTCTTGCCCATCTTCATCAGCAGTGCAGCGAACTTATTGAGACCATTTTTGGTCAGGTATCGTTCTATCTGTGGCGCGACATCAAAGTCCCGCCTCTCGTTAGAAATGTCAAATGTCGTTACAGCTGTGTGCTTGAAAGCCATGTCTATCCCTCCTAGATCCAAGTGAAAAGGCCCTGACCTGTTGAGATCAGAGCCTTGTTATCGAGTTGTATCAGACCTGGAGGAATGCTGATTGTCAGTCGTCGAGGTCAAACTGCTTGTTCAGCCAGTCTTGCTCCGTCGAACTCGTATGATGCGCGGCGTCTCTGTGCCCGCCAATGAACGCGGCCATCTTCTTCTTGAGCAGCAAATTCTCCGTGGAGCTTGTCTCAGCGACGCTTCCCTTTGCGAGCTTGTACAGGTACTCAAACCCGTTCTGCTCGAACACGATTCTAGGATTCGTCTTGAGGATGTTCTGCATCTCGCGGGCGATCTCAGGAGTGATCTTGTCCTTGTAATCTTGTTCAAACTTCCGGAACTCCTGCTGTTTCATCTGCACGAATGCATTGATGTTCCGCTCCGCGATCCGCTGCCTCTCCAGATTCACTACATATTGCTGGAGCTTGGCGAACTGCTGAATATAGGGCTGCAACGTCTGCTGCAGTCTCTTGTCAAGCAATTCGTTTACAGCCTTCGGGCCTTCGCTGATCAGCTTTTCGTAGAACTGCTCCGGAGTAATTTGCTCCTCTTGGGGCTGTTGCTGCTGGGCCTGCTGTTGCGTTTGCACAATGTACGACGCCATGTTCTGCAATTGCTGTCTGAGCCGCGTTATTTCAGCATCCCTCGGGTCTGGTTGCATTGCCTGGTAGGGATACTGCTGGCCTGGAGCCTGCTGGCCGAAGGGAACCTGCGGGTTCATCTGCTGTTGCATCTGCGCCGCAGGGTATCCTTGTACCTGTTGCTGTCCGGGCTGGGTGTTCGAGGTGTCGGGTCTAACCTGACCGGTTCTTGCCTTGGTGAAGTCCGTCTGCAACTTCTTGTAGAGGTGTACAACGTCTTCGACGGTCTTGTCCAGGTATTGATTCCAGTCGATGGTCAGCCCGAGCTGCGAAGCCAGCTCGTTGCAGCCCTTTACCAAGTCCTCGACGGTCTTGTATCGGCCTGCTAGCAACTGTTCGGCCTGCTGAGGGTGTCCATCAGCTTTCTTGGAAGGGTGTCCGTCTTCGGAGCCGTCGGAATCTTCAGTGTCGTCTTCAACGTCATCGGATTCCGCCGGGTGTCCTTTGTCGGAGCCTCCCGCCTCTGTGGTTGTCCTGCTATCGGTGCCGGTCTTTGTCTTGGGCTTTTTCTTCGGTTCGTCCTCTTCGTCGTCTATGTCGAAGATCGCGTTACCGATGGCCTTTGACTCCTCGGGCGAAGCAGAGACTTCCACGTCTTCGTCTTCCCATCTCGGCATGAGTTTGCGTCCTCCTTTTCGTCAGGTTTGTGGACCTGGTTATAGCAATACTGAACATGCTGGATTATGGACTGCAGGGCCATTATCTGCCCCTGCATCTCGCCGACATCGCGCAGATTCGCAAAATCGGCCTTTGAGAGCTGGTCTTTCAGGCCGACTATCCTGCGCACGATGTACTGCTCAAGCGCAGCGTATGATCCGTCCCCAACAAGTTCAGCTATCCGCTCAATCTCTTCGGTAACCTGTGCCTCTGGCACTTTGCCACCTCCTGGCTATCACATAGGTACTGCCTGCGGCATGGGCATCCGCTGCCGCGCCTGCATTGGTATGCCCTGCGGCATGGGCATCTGCTGCGGTTGCGCCTGCATTGGTGCGCCCTGCGGCAATGCTTGTCCGCCAGCGCCCCCCATCATCAGCATGAGCTGTTTTATCTGCTGGAGCGCAGCCTGATCCTGCATCGCTTGTTCAGCTATCATTTCCTTCGGAATCAGGAACTTGTCTGTATTGCGCAGGTCGAAGCTGTTGATCCACTCTCTGAACAGCTCATATCTGTCTGCATACGGTATCTGTGCCTTGAGCACAAACGCCATCATCTCAGAGAGCTGCTGTCTCCTCAATTCCTTATTGACCGCTGGATCGGTGCTCAAGCCGCTAGGTCTGTAGTCGTATTCACCTATAAGCTGGCCCGGACGTACCAGGTTCCAGGTCTGCTGATGGACTCCAAACACCTTCACCAGCCTGGCCTGGTTTATGAACTCCTGATTATTGCAGTCCATAAGATACAGCAACCGTTTGATACCAAGCTCTTCAAGCAGCGCTATCTTCACGTCGAACCGCAGGGACGCGTTGCTGCTACGCAGTATATCAGCTGTCGCCGTCTCTTTGCGCGAGCTTTGGGCGCCTCTGATGACCGCTGGAGTTGCCAACGTGTTTTCCATGTCGACCTTAATGATCTGCTCGTCGGTGAACGTGCTCGGGTTGATGTCCTTGATTGTGATCTCTTTCACGTCTCGGTCTATCGCGTCGACGTGAATCAGCATGTTTGGCCTGCTTATAAGCTCGGATTCGTCGATGTCTGCATCTCTGCGCACCTGGAATCCCTTGTTGAGTGCGAAGGACATGGCGTCAATCCGCTGGTTGCGGTTGGTGTTCAGCTCTTCCTGCATATCTGCGAGCAGCTCGACTGCACTCCGCCCGTAAGGCTCGCCGCCTCTCGGCTCATAGCTGTGCGCGAGTATAGGTTTCTTGCTGTGCCGCTTGTAAGGGTTATCGCCCTCGAACACCAAAGCCGTATTCTCGATCAGCAGGCAGTGCTGGTTGTCCTCCCAGTAGTGTAAAAGCTGGTACAGTGAACTCTTGTGAGGCTCGCCATATTCGTCTTTCTCAGTCTCATATCCGTCGTCAATGGCTGCGGTGCGCCCTACCGAGCCCATCCTGTCTGATGCGGGATTGTCCCGGCTAGCATTGCGCCCGATTTCCTCCCAGTTGGGCTTATAAACCTTGCCCGCGCCAGTCGAATCTAGCAGCTCAAGGTACTGCTCTATCCTCGATCTCGTCGCGAACTCACGAATGAAACAGAACCGCCAAGTGTCGGGGTTACAGGACTCGCCGCGGGGATCTACCCACACGTTCCAGAAATCCAGGTTATCAATGTAATTGTCGTCCCAGACCGTCTCCTCCGATTCGATGTCCTGCAGAATCACTTGCGAACCCGCAGGCCCCCACGGAGTGATAATCGGAACCTCGATTGGCAGCTTATATTTCATCATTCGGACTTCGTATCGCCAGCCGACGCTCATGAACCCAGCAGGATAGACCATGAAATCGGTCACATACTGGTAGAACTTCGCCGTGATACGGTTCTTGTAAAGCTGCTGGTCAACCAAGGCGGCGGCGAGCTTAGCGTTTACATCCCGCTCAGCCATGATCTGCGGGTCGGTCACCTGGTACCCAGGCGCGGGTACGAAATCGCAGTACGGCCTCTGGCCGAAAAAGCTCTTTACCAGCCTCGCCCGAACTGTGTCAATCTCTTGGTATGTCATAGGGATGAAAACGTTGGCCCTGCCTTCGACCTCTTCCCGCCAGCACTCGTAAAGCTGGTAACACCGCTCGGCAACTTCTTCGTAGTCCTTGCGGTAGCGGTCCGCGTAGTCGAAGCGGTTAATCAAGGCTATCCGCCGTTCGTCGAATCCCCTTTTGGAAAACGTCTGTGGCATGTCTGATCCCCGCCTTTAATAGCCGGTAACTCTCGACAACGGTCTGGTCTTCAGCTTCCGCACCCTATATCTGCGCCTCTTCTCCTTCTCTGTCAGGATCGGAGGCAGCGGACACCTCTGGTGCATCTGAATGGCTATGGCAGCAGCCATCACCCTGTCGTCGTAGCAGCCATCTCTGGCCCTTGGCTTGCCGTTCTTGTCGCGAATGAACGTCCACATCTCCGACACTAGGCCTGCTGACATCGGCTTGAAGGACTTCTCCCTCACAGCCTTAGCCAGATCGTCGCACATGATCGGCCTAGTGACTGTATCCGTGCGCCAGCCGAGCTTGTCAGTCGGCTCGATGTCGTAATCCATGTGGTCAAGCTTCGTCTCGCGCAGGAAAAGCCGCCTGTAGTTCTTTCGTGCAGCGGCTTTGTTCGCAGTGAGGCCGTGATTGTTGACCTCAATCCCCAACCACGCCTCGTTATACCAAGTCGCCAGGTACACGCATTGTTCGCCGAACAAATCCGGGTCTATATGGCCCCACCATTCCGCCACCTGACGACCTGTATCCCTGTCTATCACTACTGCACAACTGTAGTCTCCATGTTCCAAGCCCTCTGCAACGTCAGCGCCGACGACGTACCTGTGACCAGGCTGCGGCACGTCCCATATCTCGAGATACCCATGTGAGTGTTTCTCGAACCCGTTCTCGGTGATGTTGCCTTTAAGCCCCTTCCATGTCTGCTTCTGAAGTTCCGCAAGAATATCGACATCGAAGAACGGCTTGTCCACAGCCATGAACGCTTCTTCAGGACTCGCAGGATACTCGATCATGTACGTGTCTTTCATGGCCTTCTTGGTGGCCTCATACCACGCCTGATCTCTTCTCGGGTCAGACCACCAGGGCAGGAAGATGTGCGCAAACCCATTCTCTCCCCGCACTGCGCCTCTCCAGGTCTGCTCGAACAGCGTTCCTCTCTGGCCTGTGGAAAGTCCTATAACCTGCCCTCCCGTCGGCCTGTTGACCACCGGAAAACCTGCTCTCCATATCTCCTCTGCCCACTGCTGGAACGCCCACTCGTCGAGAATGATAAGGTTCGCAGTAAACGAACGCCCTGAATCAGGAGCCGCAGATAAGCTCCTAAACATGCTCGGTTCATTGTCCGGATGGTGTATCGTTACCTGCAACGACAGTGCTTCCCATACAGCACCCTTGTAGCCCTTCGGCTCCGTGCCCTTCTCTCTCGCCATCCACGGCGGCAGCCGTTTCAGGATAAACACGAGCCTGCGAATAAGCTCCTTTGCCTCCGGGTCCTCCTTGCGGCTTATAGCTACCACAAGAAACCCCGGCCTAAATAACATGCACCATAACGCGTAAGCAAGCACCAACCATGTCAAACCAAGCTGTCTGGCCTTCAGAATTATTGTCAGCCTGTTCGTCCTGATAGTCTCAAGCGCTTCTTTCTGCTTCGGCCATAACGTGAAAGGGACAGCCAACCCCGGACTGTCCCTGTCCTCAATCTGCACATACCGCTCGATGAACTCCTGCACACTATCCCGAGCTTGCTTTAACCATATCTCAACACGTGCCGCTGCTTGCAGAATCAGCTCTCGTCTTGTCTTGGCCGGAAGCCGCGACTTTGGTTTGTCAGTAGCCGTGGCTTGTGCCATAAACATCAACTCCGATTAACCTGTTACCAATTTGTGGAGAGGGGAATTATGAATTTTTATGTTGGTGGATGGAGAACGACTACTCATAGGTGCCACTAGCCCCGGGCGCGACACCCACCCTCCCCTCTCCCTCGTATCACTCAGCACGTCCCCTCCCCTCTGGGAGGATTCAGTCCGGCTAACTTCCAAAGTTCTTCCTCGCTCATGCCGGCAAGCCGTCCGGTAATATCAATTCCTCCTGAGACTTGAACGTCCGTTTGATCACGCCAGCCGGCATTGTTTTTCAGCCAAAATATGGCGCCTGCCGGACTTCCTTTTCCTGTCAGCAACCGATTTTCAACGTCAGCCTCGCAGCGTGCTTTTGCCTGCCGTATCAGATCGGCAATCTCTTGGTCGTCGTACTCGTTCTCATACCGAAGAAGAGTCTGCCGGTTGGTATTAAGCGCCAGAGCCAAGCCGGTGATAGTGTACGGCTTTTTTTGAGCGTCACACTCAGCGAAGTAGGAATCGATCTTCTTTCGTAACTCCTCTGCATTCTCAAACTTTCTTCTCATTGCCTTCACCTC